CCGTCTGTCATGGTGCGTTGGCAGCGGCGCGATGTGCGCTTGAGAAACGCCTTCATGATGTCTTTAGTTTCTTGCCTCATGGTTAACTCCTCTCGATCAAGTCAATCAGTTCACTAATCTCTTCGGACGTTGCGGTTATGTAGTCGTTACGAGTCTCCTCTTGAATTGCGAACAGCAGTTCTACTATCTCCCGCAGTGCGGTGTTTCGATCCTTCGACAGGAAGAAAGACGGCATGACCAGCCTCGGCCCTTCGAAGTCATTGTCCTTATATGTTTCGCGTTGATGCAGAACTGCATCTCTGACTTGGGATACCATTATTACCTCCGTGGGTTAGCAGTATGGTTTTTGTGCGAGCACGGCACGTATGCCCGCAGGCTCATAGCGAGAGTACACCCCGCCAGAATACTTCTTACAGTCTAGTGCATGACCGGCACGCACAAGTGCTTCACCTATGTCGCTACCTGCATGGGTGCGGCATCGGGCGATGGTGCGTTGGTGTGATGTGTGACCTGTACTCACGCAGGTAACCGGCATCACACCAACTAGTCCTATAAGCGCGAGCCTCGCACGCTCACCATGAGGCTCACCCAGTTCTTCCGCATCGATACCGTATATGCGGATGTGGTGGTTCTTTAGTGTTATGGTGTCGCCATCATGGACGGATGGCACGCCAGTAAGAGTCAGGCACGCACCAAACACCATGCAGATTACGCTCATCTGTTATCCTCGATTGGAGTTACGTCGAAGGTAAAGAGTGAACACTCGCACGCGAGCACGCTGTATAGGCGTGCGTCATGATAGGTGAGGAACGATGGCGACTCGGAGTCGACGTCGATGCACCAGCATCGATGATGGTCGCGATACATATCGGCAGTGAACAAGCGGATTGCTTCGAGTTCCTCGCCATCGTACCCCGAGAGGTCACCGTTGATGAGCGCAGATGCCCAGTGGGTTGGCAGCATTCGTGTGGTGGTTTTCATGGGTTACCTCAATAGGTCAGTGTGGTTAGCTAATGGGGAGCAGGTCATTCACCTGCGATGGTGTTATGTCCCGCCAGTACTTGTGCTTAGTCGGCACGCTGCGCCACCGAAATCCATCCGTATATCCCTCGACTACTGAGCAGATACGCTTCATGTGGTAGCGCTCGAAGAAAGCTTGCGCAGCTTCGCGCGGCGTGTCCATCGCAGGTCCGGTTATGTTGTTCCTCCCGATTGCCATGTACTTTGTTGGGTATTCGTCCTGTTCTGTCATCGTTACCTCTAGTGGTTGGTGGGTTGTGTTGGGGGAACCTTGTAGTGCGGTATGATGGTGTTATGGGGGTGACACGCATTACACGAACAACATTGCGGCAAGCGCGCCCACGCAGGCCATGGTGATGATGGTGAGTGTGGTTTCGATGATGGCGAGCATGGTTTACCTCGTGGGGTTAGAAGGCGAAGTTATCTTCAGGACATGGGCGGATGAAGATGATTACCGCAGCGCCGCGCGGGCGGATTGCAATCTCGTCGCCGTAATCATCTGTTTCGTGCTTGCCAGTGACACATAGCAGCGCCTTGACCTTGCGCACAATCGTGCGGGTGGTGGCGTTATCATCCGCAGTGAAGGTGCACTTTTTTACCCAGCAATAGTTCGCCTCGCCTGCGAATGTGTCCGTCATGGTAGCTTCATAGATCATGGTGGTTACTCCTGAGGTATGGGCGTGATTATGCGGCATGAGTGCGCGACGCGCGCTTGGAGCGGGGGAGGCGCAGCGGCCCGAGCCTGCGGCATTGTTCCTTGAAGTAGCGATCTGCGATGTCCTTAACCGTGTAACCTTTGGGCTTGCGCATGGTGTACCTCATTAGGTAAGCGGTGGGTAAGCGGTGGGGAGGGAGGAGAAAAGGAGGAGCCGCTACCGAGCCATCCCGGATACCCGCTGACTTGTCGGCACGGCTAGACCGACCGGGTGTTAATGAGTGGGCAATTGCCCACTCTTATGGTGTTATGGTGTTATGGTTTAGTGGGCGACCTGCGCTTGCAGCATGGCGATCTGCGCAAGTTTCTCCGCACGGTCCTCACGAGCCATGATCATGGCGAGTACTTCTGATGTACGGGCGAGGGCGGACTCGGCAAGTTCCCGCTCAGAGACTGTCATACCTTCTACAGTAAGAGACTTCTCTAATGCCTTGGCAGCGCTGCGAATGTAATCCTTGGCAGTCTTATCCTTGGGGGTTGTACCCATAGCTTCACGGATTTCATCGTCCGATAGTTCGCTATTAGGTGAGCCGAGTTGAGCACGGGCAACGCTAATGTAAGCGGCATATGCAGGCTGAGGCTTGAGGTTTTCCTTGCGCATGGCGGCGTGCTCAGATGCAGCACGCTGGATCACGTCTACCGCATCGATGGGCAAGAGCCCCATCTTGATGAGCGCCTTGAGCTTGCTTGCATTGGCAGCCTTGCCGCCTTCCGTGTGATTCAGTTTCTTGCTTTCTGCGGTAAGATAATCATCGTAGATTTCCTTGGCCAAGTCTTCGCCAATGTATCCAAGAGCCGCAGCTTCGACGGTTCGCATGGCGAGGCGGGGCAAGGAATCCTTGCCGAGGGCGGATTCGCGGCCAAGTTCCCGCACGTCTGCGAGGTAATTCTTGCGCCCATCATCAAGCGCGGAAGAATTCGAGAGAGTGTTATAGGTTGTATTCATGGCGATGGTTCCTTTGGTTTGGGGGTTGAGTGTATACGTTACGTTAGTAGGTAAGTCGCACCCTAGCTATTGGGGAACCGCACGCAAGAGGGTGCTTTTGGCAAAGATTGCCAAACATTTGCGTGCGGGAATTCGATTCCGTAATTCTTAATTCTTAATTCTTAGTAACTTATACAACGCTTACCTAGTAAGGTACTGATTTTGTTGGATAAAATTTTATTCTTAATTCTTCATTTTGCTAAACGTCGATTCCAGTGGGGATGTTATGATTTGATGAGCGCAAAACATTGCACCATCGACCGAATGATTTTAGGTACTGCGATCAAAATAAAGAATTAAGAATTAAGAATAAAATATATATATATATAGGACTAGGCTTGCCTGCGGATTATTAGAGCTGCGGTTGTACAACCTGATTACACAACCTGATTACGTATCGCGGCGCGTGCGGCAATCTTGCGGGCGCGGGTCGATGGCGCACCTTCGAAGCGCGACACAACCCCAACGGGCGCATAGGTGCGCACCGTGCAGGCTGCGATCTGCTTAGCTTCATAGGCGTGGCGTGACATAGGCTTGACGTCATATGTCACCCCGCTACCCATCGACCGGAACATAATATCCCCGCGCGATGGCATCTTGGCAAATTGTTGATTGAACTTTTGCATCTTGCGATTGTAAGCGTATTCATCTTTCATGGTTTCACCCTTTCATGTGTTTGCCAGTAAGCGCGATCCAAGCTTCGTGCCGGATGGCCATAAGCGCCTTGAACTCAGCTTGTTCGCGATCATCGCAAGGCGAAGGTAGTTTTGCTTCGATGGCGAAACCTTTCGATTTACCTTCGTAAGTAACGTCGATGGTTCCACGGATGGGGCCGGTGGACGCCTTGCCTATCGCGTCACCTATCGTATAGACGCGATCCAGCCGCGCTTGTGAGGCGCGGCGCATTGCATTACTCGCACGTTGCATAGTCACCTCCTGAAATCATGTGATGATGTTACCCCCGTGAGGTAGCATCATCACACGACCGGACCCTTGCTATCGGGCGGTCGTGTGACTACCAGCTTTAACAGACGGTTATGACCCCGCCATTTGAGCACGGACCTTAACCGTCGCAGGGTGGGATTTAACCTACCGGAATAATCGCCGGTCCAATCATACTGTAGTTATTGGGGAATGCTGGAGGATCACTGCGATCCATGCCCTAGCTATTGGGGAAAGCCCCTACCCGGCGGGGTATGTGGACAGGCGGAGGGGGGTGGGGGGTGGGTCTTTTTTGGAGTCCCCCAAAAATACATAGCACCAAAAAACCATTCACTAACACAACACAAACAAAAACCCCCCACTCCAAGAGCAGGGGGTTCCAAAAATTTTAGACTAAATTTTTACGTCCACGCCCCCGAAGGAACACGGCTGCGGCCTTCTCGTCGTGGGCGCGTCTGCAACCTCCCAGAAATCATCCCCACCATCCCACCATGAGCTGCCAGTGCCGCGTACTGAAGGGCGTCGATAACGTGCGAGTATTCGTTCTTGTCAGGGGTAGGCTTCATCCTGCCGCTCCGCATCTTGGCATAGCGATACCCACCAGACATCGCACGAATGACTGTAGGGCACCTGTCCTTGTCTATGAGGATGGCCGGACCCCCGTCGCGCTGTGCCAGCAAGAACGCCTCGATAGACCGGATGCGGGGGTCGATGTCGTTGGTGGGTGCGGGGAACGCCATGAACCCCATACGCTTCAAAGCATCAAACGATGTCTCCTCGTAAATGGAGCCCTTCGAGCGACCTGCTGGATCACCTACCATCGCAACAGCGCGCCCCAGAAACATAGGGTTCATGAGGGCGGGGCGCAGGTTACGCTCGACGTGCAGTTCCAGACCGATGTCCTCGGCTATCACTTCTGCAATTACGAGGAAGCGTCCCTTGTGATCGAGCTGGCAGATGATGCTACAGGGGTCGCGCCCAAAGTCCTGTCCGATGATTAGCGGATGTCCAGATACTGGCGTAACGCCCTCAACCACATGAAAGCTAGACTTAAAGCTCTCGCGGAACACCGCGCTGCCGCTGGGGTCATCTCCAAACTTTGCGTGAACATAACGCTTACACCAGTCTTCCGCGTTTGAGCGGAGGAAGCGTTCGTAGTAGGTACGCCCCTGCGCCTTGCGGCCTTCTGATGTTATGGGGAGCTTGAGCGTCTCGGGGGTCTGGGTGAGCCACTCAAGGTTCTCTGCGGTGTCCTCCATTCCACCCGGCTGGATAAATATCTGCCAATCCGGTGGTGTAGCCAGCGCCATGATCTTGTGCCACGGAGACCCCTCAGAGGGCATGTTGGTGTCGGCGATGATGCCGAACCAAGTGGCACCACCAAGGTTTGCTGCGGGGTAACGTCCACAGCGGCCAGCCAGAGGGCTAACGATACCGACATCCATCTCGATGGCCTCGGACATCCACGCGCCCGTGAGCTGCATGGACAGAAGCCTGCGCTGGTCCTCAGGGGTGTCCAGTGGGATGAGCAGCCACTCCGAGCGCACATCTCCGATACTTATATAGATAGTGTTGTCACTTACCTTGTACTGCGCGATGCCGTCGAGCCATGTTGTGATGTCCTTGAGCACGGTGTCTTTGAGCTGCTTGAGCGTCTGGCGGACGATGGCCCAGCGGGTGTAGCGCAGCCCGTCCGCTGCCGGTGCCTGCTCGCAGGACCGTCGGAACAACTCAAACAAACAGGCGGTGGTCTTGCCGGAGCCCACGGGGCCAGCGATGAGACGGCCAAAACTATTGGACTTCATGAACGCTGCACAGGTCGGCGGAGCCGAGTAGTTAATGTTGGGCATCAGTCCTCCTCATGGTCGATGACTTTGTACGGGACTTCTTTTTCAATCTTGATCTGGTTATCAGCGCCCAGATTGATAGTGACGGAGAACTTCTCACCGCCCTCCATCGTCTGCGTCCCAGTCCCGCCAACACCGGCCCAGCGGCTGATGAGTTTACCGGCCTCGACTTTGGCGTTGAGGTTTTCGTTGCGGTCGTTCATCCGCATAAAAAGCTCGGGGAGCCACTCCTCAAGCGCGGATGCGGACTTCAGACGAAGGCGCTCTTGGGTGTTTAGGGCGCTGCCCCACGCCGACGTCTCTGTTTCAAGGAGCATACGGAAGCGGGTATTAGCCTGAATAATTTCCCATTGATCGCCGTCTACACCGTTGTCCCGGAGGATATTGTCGATGGTTTGGATGTCCATCGCGATCTCTCTGGCCAGTTTTATGAGGATATGCTCGGAGATAGTGGGGTCTGGCACGGATACTTGCGCCATAAAGTTTCTCCTATGGTTGTCAAACAGGGTGACTATACTGTATCGTGCATGGAAACGTCGAGGCCCGTCTCGCGGAGCACCGTCTTATGTTTACCCCCAAGTACCATAATCTCAGTAGGGATAGAGGATAATGGCGGATACAATCGGTCAGCGGGGCGTCCTGCGCGTCGTATCTCCAGCGCAACTTGAGACTGCGCTTCAGAAGCAGGATAAGGACCGCGCCGCTTCTCAAGTGGCTGAAGGTCCGGTGATGTCTAACCTTGCTGGGTATATGCGTACCCAGTTTGAGATGATGAAACAGCACCGTAATGACGCCATGTCCGGCTGGTCGGAGCGCCTCCTAATCGCCCTGCGGGCGTTCAACGGGCACTACGACGCCACAAAACTAGCGGAAATTAGGAAGTTTGGTGGGTCTGAGGTTTACGCGCGCATCATTGCAATGAAGTGCCGAGGGGCGTCTTCGCTGCTCCGGGATGTGTATCTTGCTCCAGATCGTCCATGGGGTCTTGCTCCTCCCCAAGACCCGGACGTGCCTCCTCAGATTGTTGATAGCGTTCAGCAGCTTGTGCAGGTTGAGATTGCCTCCATGACTCAGGCAGGCATCCCACCGAACCCGACAATCATCCGAGACCGTACTCTCCAGCTTATGGAAGCGGCGAGGGTGGCCGCTAAGGCGCGCGCTATCCAGCAGTCCAAAGTAGCTGAGGAGAAAATTGACGAGATACTCTCGCAGGGTGGGTTCTATAAAGCTCTGGCTGAGTTCCTTGTTGACCTTCCCCTGTTCCCCTTTGCCTGCATCAAAGGGCCAACCGTGCGGATTGTGCCCACAGTTGTGTGGGAGAATGGCCAAGCAACAATTGCTCAGCAGCCCAAACTATTCTGGAACCGAGTATCACCATTTGATATTTGGTGGACGCCGGGCGTATCTGACATCGAAGATGCTTCTGTTGTCGAGCGTACCCGCGTTACTCGTGCAGACCTGAACGATCTCCTTGATCTGCCGGGATACAACACTGAGGAAGTTCGCGCTGTGCTCGATGAGTATGGTCGTGGCGGCATTGCTGATGATTGGGATACCACTGACAGCGAGCGCGCGGTCATGGAGAGCCGAGAGAACCCTCAGACAAATCGGTCTGGGATGATCTCCTGCCTTGAGTTCCATGGCAACGTCCAAGGGCGGATGCTTCTTGAATATGGCATGAGCGAGCAGGAAATTCCTGATCCAATGCGCGACTACTTCGTACAGTCGTGGCTCATAGGCACGCATGTCATCAAGGTTCAGATGGCTCCGTCGCCCCGCAAACGGCACTCTTATTTCATTACGAGCTTTGAGAAAGTGCCGGGTACTCCCGTGGGTAACGGGTTGCCGGACATCCTCAGCGACATTCAGGAGGTGGCAAACGCCTCTCTACGTGCGCTAGTCAACAATCTATCCATCAGCTCCGGGCCTCAGGTGGTTGTTAATGACGACCGACTGGCTCCTGATGAAGACGGAGAGGAACTGTATCCATGGAAACGCTGGCACGTTCAGTCTGATCCCATGGGCAATAACTCACAAGTTCCCATCAGCTTCTTTCAGCCGGTGTCCAACTCTCAGGAGCTTCTGGGGGTTTATCAACAGTTTAACAATCTTGCCGATGAACTATCTGCAATCCCAAAATACCTCTCTGGGCAGGGAGCTGGCGGTGCCGGTCGTACAGCTTCTGGGCTTGCTATGCTTATGGGCAATGCCTCTAAAATCCTTCAAACCGTCGCAGCAAATATTGATCGAGATGTCCTTGATCCTTTGCTGACCCAACTCTTTGATATGCTTATGCTTACCGATCAATCTGGCATGTTGACGGGTCAAGAGCAGGTTCGTGTGATGGGCGTCAACGTCGCCATTCAGCGCGAGACCCAGAGGGCTCGTCAGCTTGAGTTCTTGCAGATTACGGCTAATCCCATCGACGCCCAGATCGTTGGGCCTAAGGGTCGCGCCGCCATTCTGCGGTCTGTCTCTCAGACAATTGGACTTGATAGCGCCAGTATTGTTCCTACTGAGGACGCTATCAACAAGATGCAAGAGGCAGCGGCTGGCGCTCAGATGGCGCAAGCTGGGGCACAGGCGCAGGGTGCGCAGCAGGGGTCCAACGTAACGCAGGATATGGGTCCGAGGACAAATATAACTGGCGGCGCTGGTTAACGAAGGAGAACTAATATGGCTATGGGTAAAGAAAAGTCCTCGAAGAATGTTGTGTTTGCTAAGGGTGGAAAAACTGGCCTTGTTGGCAAGCAGACATCGACTGGCACGCAGGTTCCCGGTCAGACTGCTCAGATGGGTCGTGGCGGTGGCAAGTTTGCGCAGGGTGGCCCAACTGGCAAGGTTGGCAAGCAGAAGCCTTCCGTGGCTGCCAAGCCCGGCGTTTCGGCGTCGAACTGATGGCTATCCGCACTAAGATAAAAAGTGCGGTAAAGAGTTTGGAGCAGCACGAGCGTGCTGTCTCCATTCCTCGCGTTACCGGAATAGCAAAACCAAAAATCTCTAAGAATACAAGGCAGTACAAGAAGGGCTCCCTTCAAGACTCCGGTGAATTTGGTTTTGGTGACACAGGGCTAACAGGTGAGAGCTAGGAGAGTAATATGAAGTCCAAGATGATTGGCGACAAGGTTACTCGGATCGTTGGTAAGGGATCTAAGGATGAGGTTCTTCCCAGCCGCATGGCTATGGAGACCATCACCAAGGGTGACCCGATGCAGCGTTCCATGAATAACTACGCCAAGAAAACCCCTTCGGGGCTTAGTGCAATGGGTCCATCGTTCATGATGATGGGCCGTATGATGGGGCGTGGTTATTGAGCGACCGTGATCTCATTCTTAAAGCAGCATCAGTAGCTAATGTAGCCCCCAAGGAGTGGTCGGACTTCTTGGCGGCTCTTTCTTTGTACACCGACACGCGGCGTGACCAGTGCGTCTCGTCCCCCGTTGATGCCATTTTTGTAGCTCAAGGCAGGGCGCAGCAATGCGTCTCGCTCCTTAGGCTATTTCAAGAGTGCCGTCAGACGGCTGACCAGATACAGGAGAAACGTAAATGACAGCATTTGTTCCCGGTACAGTTGATCCCAACGTGCGTATTCCAGACGCTATCAAAGCAACCGCTGCCCGCGCCGATGCGGCATTTAGGGCTGCCTATAACTTGGAACCTGAGGGAAGTAATGGGGTTCAGGAGGAGAGCACGGAAGAGCCAACAGCTTCCTCCGAAGCCCAAAACCAGCAGGAATCCGAGAGAAAAACCAAAAAACCTTCTGAAGATTTTACTGAACAGTCCCAGAATAAGTCTGAGGAAGACCAGTCTTGGGAGCACAGATATAAGTCGATGAAGGGTCGATATGACCGTTCTGAGGCGCAACTTCGCTCCATGAGCGATCAGATTACTAGCTTGCAGAACGTAATCGCTACAATGCAAGTCTCCGCCCCCGTGCACGGCAAGTCGGAAATGTCCGCTGAGCGCTTCCTAACAGATGAGGAAGAGAATGATTACGGCGCGGAGTTTCTTACCGTTGTTGGTAAAAAGGCAAAGGAAGAACTTCTTCCAATTGTCAAAGGTTATGAATCAAAAATCTCTGAACTTGAGGAGCGCCTCAAGAGTGTAGGCGGGTATGTTCAGCAAGATGCCCGGTCTAGAATGGAGTCAATGCTTGACGACCGAACCCCTAGTTGGCGAGATGTTAACTTCGATCCAAACTTTATTTCGTGGTTGAAGTTGCCAGATCCATATTCTGGTGTTATTCGTCATGAGATGTTGAAAGCCGCGTACGAGCGGAACGATGCCCCTCGGGTAGCGGCTTTCTTCAACGGCTTCCTCTCTGAAGAGGCTGCCACGGACCCCGCAAGGGAAGAGACAGGCCGGACACAAGCTCCCGCCAAACCGTCTCTGGAAAAATTTGCGGCACCGGGTAGAGCCAAGACGGCAGCGGCCTCTGGTGCCCCTGCTGAGAAGCCCATCTTCACTCGCGCCCAAATCGCTAAATTCTATGCCGAAAGCGCTTCCGGTAAGTTCCGGGGGAAAGAGGCAGAAAAGGATCGCCTAGAAGCTCAAATCTTCGAGGCGGAGCGGGAAGGACGCATCAGGTAATCTTCTCTCTTGGGAGCCTCAACAATGGCATTTCCTAACGCAGGATCGGGCACAACGCCCCCAATCTACCCCACTGGTTCTACTAGCAACAACCTCTCCTCGACCGGCTTCATTCCTGAAATCTGGTCTGGCAAACTCGTCGAAAAGTTCTACGCTTCGACCGTCCTCGCGGCGATCTCGAACACGGATTACGAAGGCGAGATCAAGAATCAGGGCGACAAGGTCAAGATTCGTACCAAGCCCACGATCACCATCTCTGACTATCGTGCTGACGGCCTGCTCTCCTTGCAGCGCCCCACCGGCAGCGTGGTTGAGCTGAACATCGACAACGGCAAGTACTTCAACACCATCCTTGACGACGTCATGGATGTTCAGTCCGACCTTAACCTTCTCAGCATGTGGTCTGATGACGCTGCCGAGCAGATGAAGATCGTGATTGATACTGCTGTGCTTGCTGGCATTCTTGGTCAGGCCAACAGCTACAACCGTGGCACGACTGCCGGTAGGATTTCCGGCAACATCAACCTCGGTGTCACCACCAGCCCCCTGTCCACCACGGCCATTGCCGCGTCTGGCAAGGTGGACATCCTCTCGGTTCTTCTCCGCATGGGTCAGGCCCTTGACGAGCAGAACATCCCCGAGACGGGTCGCTGGGTTGTACTGCCCACTTGGGCTGCTACGCTCGTCAAGCAGTCGGAACTCCGTCAGGCTTACCTGTCGGGTGACGGCGTCTCGATCTTGCGTAACGGTCGTCTGGGCATGGTTGATCGCTTCACCCTGTACACCTCCAACCTGCTCCCCACGGGCACGGCTGGCGGTCTTGCTTCGGGTGAGACGGCCATCTACGCCGGTCATGCTCACGGTCTGACCTTCGCTTCGCAGGTCTCCAAGGTCGAGACCATGCGTTCCGAGCAGACCTTCGGCACGATTCTGCGCGGCTTGCAGGTCTATGGCTACAAGGTCATCGACGGCACCGCGATTGCTCAGGCAATCGTGACCCCCGGCTAATAGAAACGGAGCCCCCAGTTAAGGGGGCTCCTATTCTTTCCTTGGGGAGTTACCATGGCGCTCGACACCGTCGCAGATTATGTCCGTAATGCTCGTATCCTTCTACAGGACACGATCCCGGATTATCGTTATTCTGACAGTGAGTTAGTCGAGGATATGAACCTCGGACTGCTGGAAGTGCGGCGTCTTCGCCCGGAACTAATGCGTTCCTACTTCCGGTCTTCTATCCCAACCTACACGACAACAAGCATGTCCACGACTTCTGTCGCTATGGACCCAATGTATCGTGTATCTCTGCTCTATTACATCTGTGGCCAAGCCCAGCTTCGAGATGACGAGAACTCACAGGACGCTAGAGCTTCTGTGTTCCTCAACAAATTTGTCGCCCAGATGCTAACCATTCAGTCGTGAGGAAGCTATGACTGCTGATCTTAACAGACTGATGGATAACCTTCGTGTCCGGCTGCCGGGAGCCAGTGACGAGGCGCTGAAGCTCGAATACTTTTCCACGATGGATCAATTTTTTAGCGCAACGAACATCTGGACAGAGGACATCGATTTCGCTGTCACCAACGACAACAAATCCTACTATGTGACGCCTACTGGAGTGGCTAACATCCAGCGTTTGATGGGGATTGTTAATTCTGATGGCGTGATTGTAGCTGCTCTGATGAAAGTACCGGGCGAGATTACTCTGGTACATTACCCAAGCCAATCAGATACTTATACGCTTCAGTTAGCTTTGTCCGTCAAAGACCCGGTAACCCGCGAAGGGTATCCTGAGCTTCCTGATTGGATACTTGAGAAGTACGGAGTCGATATTATCGATGGCGTCCTTGGCCGGATGATGTCGCAAATCGCCAAGCCGTATTCCAATGAGCGGATGGCGATCTACCATATGAAGCGTTTTCAGAACACAATGGCGATGGCCAAAGTTGAAGCTCAACATAGAAACGTGTATCGTGGGCAGAGTTGGCGGTTCCCCCAGACGTTTGCTCGCCGCAAAGCTTGGTAGCCCATAGCTAACTGGAGAACGCAAAATGGCTGCGTATAATAAGTTTTTGATCTTTACCAAAGACCTTGATGAAGGGAAGCACAACTTCGCTTCAAATACCTTCAAGGTAATGCTAACTAACACAGCTCCCGTGAACACTAACAGCATCAAGGCTGATCTGACTGAGATTAGCGCTGGTAATGGCTACACCGCTGGCGGCACGGCGACAACAATTACATCCTCAACCTCGTCAGGCACCGCAAAGGTCACTGGTACGGATGTTGTTTTCACTGCTGCCGGTGGTTCAATTGGACCGTTGCGCTACGTAGTTTTCTATAACGACACGCAGACCTCCCCTGCTAAGCCCCTCATTGCTTGGTGGGACTATGGTTCTTCGATCACACTGAACGATACCGAGACGCTTACTGTGGACTTTGATGCTGTCAACGGCATCTTTACGGTAACCTAATCGGAGGAGTAGCCATGGCTATCTCAGTTAAGCATTTATTTACATCTGCAAAAGCGGATGGAACAGATAGCACGCTGGTCCAGCCATCAAACTGGAATGCGGAGCACACGATAACGCTCGCTGCGGGTAAAGTGCTTGGGCGTAGTTCCGCCAGTTCCGGTGCGATGCAGGAGTTGCCGATCTCTATTGATGCCACTGGGCAGTCGATGATCCCTCCTATTGGGACGACGGGCGAGCGCCCGGCTACCGCCGCCACCGGCATGTTTCGATTTAATACTACAACGACATCGTTTGAAGGGTACAACGGTGCCGCTTGGGGAAGCATTGGCGGAGGTGGGGGCGCAACTGGCGGGGGAACAGATGCCGTTTTCTTCAACAATAACAACGTAGTAACCACCAACTACACCATCCCGGCCTCGACAGTTACGGGTACTGGCGGGGTCATCGGACCCTCCAGCACGACGATGACGATTGCTTCTGGTGGCCCCTTTACCGTTGGTATGCTGGTTACGGGCACAGGCGTAACCGCAGGGACGTATATCTCAGCGGTCACAAACGCCACGACCTACACGGTTACGCAGTCTCAGTCGGTTACCTCCACTACGTTAACAGGAACTGCCAACAGCAATTCTGGTACGTTTGGACCTGTTACCGTCGCCAGCGGAGCCACCGTAACGGTTCCATTCGGCTCAACATGGAGAATCGTCTAATGCCCGTCACAGTAAAAGGATCTGGTGGCGGTGGTGTCACCCTTGATGCGGGATCTGCGGCGTCCGATACCACGCTGACGCTTCCAAACACCAGCGGAACCATCTTGCAGTCCGGCACAGCCGTCACTGCGGTGCAGGGCGGGACAGGCCTCACCACGCCCGGAACTTCTGGCAACGTGCTGACCAGTAACGGTACGGGTTGGACCAGCGCAACCCCAGCTACATCCGTCATCAACGTCCAGACGTTCACCTCTTCTGGAACATGGACCCGGCCAACCGGATATGCAGATGGCTCGCGTGTGCTTATTCAAGCATGGGGCGGTGGCGGTTCTGGGAGTAAAAGAACTACTACCGGAGGTTGCGGCGGCGGCGGCGGCGGATACAATGAACGATGGATGACACTGTCTGCTATGGCCGCAGCGGCGCTTGGAACGCAGACGGTCACTATTGGCGCGGGCGGAACTGCCATAACCGTGGCTAACACAAACGGGAATGTTGGCGGAACGACCAGTGTTGGTTCACTGGTTTATGCCTATGGCGGCGGCGGCGGCGGCAATTCTAGCGGAGCTGGCTCCGGCGGCGGCGGCGGCGGGCAACTAGGCGCGGGAGCAAACAACGGTTACCCGGGCGAACCAGTTTTTGCTAGTTACTGGGATTCTACAAACGGTGTTAATGTTCTTGTTGGCGGCGGTAACTCTTATAATGCCGGTGCCCTTGTTAGCACCGCTGGCTTATTCCACGGCGGGGGCGGTGGCAGTACCGTTTCAGGCCTCAGCGTTGGGGTAGCGTCTGTCTGGGGCGGCGGTGGGGGTGGCGCGCAAGCTGCTGGCGCGGGCGGTGCATCTTCATATGCTGGGGCTGGCGGGGCTGCCGGTACAACTGGCACGGCGGGAACGCAGCCCGCTGGTGGCGGTGGCGGCGGTTCTAGCGGTAACTCTGGTGCTGGCGGCGCAGGCCAAGTCATCATCACCATCTTCCCGGCATAAGGAGCAACCATGTCAACCTATGCTGTCATCAATACGGCCACCAACATCTGCGACAACGTCGTTGTGTGGGACGATACCCTTGGTCCGTGGACCCCGCCCGCAGGTCACTACATCATCAGCATCGACGGTTTAAGCGTCGGTATTGGCTTCTCCTATGACCCGGCCACAGGAATTTGGACCGCTCCTCCAAGCCCTGAAGAGCCCGCCACTCCCACTCAATAGGAGGCTGCCATCAGCACTCTCAAGACCATCAACGTCATCCACCCCTCCGGCACGGTCAACAACATCGTCAACGATTCCGCTGGCAGCATCACTGTCGGCAACGATGTAATTGTCGTTAACGACATCGTTGTCGGGTTTTCCGGCACTGGATCAATCGCTACGACAACGCTGACGATCACAGCCTCAACTTCTGGCGCGCTTGCCATTGGCTCAATCATCACCGGCACAGGAGTGACTGCCGGGACGACAATCACAGCCATTCTTTCAGGCTCTGGCGGCGTCGGAACATATACCGTCAGCGTGTCCCAGACTGTTTCTAGCACAACGATAACGTCTGGCTCGCTCACCGTAGCTGGCTCGTCCGTTTCCGGGTCGAGCGGAACAAACCTTCAGAACCGACTCTGGACCGGGTTCAGCGCCACGGGATCTATTGGCCCGTCTTCGACTACAATGACAATCACGGCTGTCTCAGGCGGCCTGTTGACGGTTGACTCCGTCATCACTGGCACGGGTGTGACTGCGGGGACGAAGATCGTAGCGCAGTTGACTGGCTCGTTTGGATCAACGGGAACCTACACTGTTAGCGCGTCTCAGACCGTTGCCAGCACAACCATCTCATCCACTGGCGGAAGTTGGACATGCCCCGCTGGCGTGACGCAGGTTCGTGCGACGGTGATAGCGGGGGGTTCTGGTGGGTACAACGATGGAACAAATCAGAACTCTGGGGCGAGCGGCGGTGCCGCAGTTGGTTATTTTACAATAACACCGACAACAGTTTACGCTGCAACAGTTGGAGCCGCCTCTGCTAGTGTCATCACCGGCACATCAGCGTCTGGCGGATCAAGTTCATTTGGCTCCCTCCTATCGGCCACTGGGGCAAGCGGCGGATCTAGTGCCGGTGGTGGGGGAGCTGGATCTGGGACTGGTGGAAATTTAATAAACTCTAGCGCAAGTGTTATCACAATCCCTTGGTTCAAAATTGCTACTGCTACAGCTATTTCGGGTACAGCAGCTAAATACTGGTCCCAAATTGCTACTAACAATCAGCATCTCGCAGGCGCTGGCGGGGGCGCGGGCACTGGTGGATCTTCTGGATCTGCGCTCGGCGGCATTGGCGGCATCGTTTACATCGAATATGTGGGGTAAGGACATGACACAGCAAGCCCTGATCTCGCCCAACGAACCCGTTTACAACTATGCAACGCCACCTGCTGAGATCGGTGTCCGCATCGCCCAGACCGTCCCCGATGGTAGCGAGTTTCCTGTTGCTGAACCTCTCTACTGGGTGCCATGCGCGGATAACGTGGACGCCAGCACATACTACTGGGATGGCTCTGCACCTGCTGTGAAGCCGATAGCGCCCGCACCAGTGGAACCGGCCAAGCCGACACTTGAGGAACTACAGGCCCAGCTTACCGCCCTGTCCGCGCAGATCGCTTCGTTAGGGTCAAACTAATGGCATTTGTAACCTCAGATCATGTTCGGGACACATCGACCACGGCTGGATCTGGCGCATTCTCGGTATCGGGAACAGCGCCAACTGGCTATCGAACCTTCTCTGCGGTTTTATCTGTCAGCGATACTTTCTACTATTCAATTCAGCATCAAACGCTGAACGAATGGGAGGTGGGGCTTGGAACCTACACTTCTGCAAATGTCTTCCTCCGCACAACGGTTTACTCATCCTCAAATGCCGGGTCTGCCGTTACCTTCTCGGCAGGGACAAAGGATGTTTTCATCACAATGGCGGCGTCTAGGTCACTCCAGATCGATAGCGTCGGTAACGTAACCCCGTCGATAGGCAACTACACTCGCACTACCATCACTGCGACTGCCGGGCAAACCAGCTTCTCAGCGACCTACACGGTCAACTATGCCGAAGTCTATGTAAACGGAATCCTGCTCAACAGCGCCGACTACACAGCCACCACCGGCACAACCGTTGTGCTGGCGACTGCTGCATCTGCTGGCGACATCGTTGACGTCGTTGCCTTCAGCATCACCAGCTTCACAGGCAGCGTTACGATTACCGGCACCCCCACCAATGGGCAATTAACAAACTGGACCGGCTCAACAAGCATTCAGGGCGTCACCACTGGGACCGGCGTTGTCACCGCCCTTGGCGTCAATACTGGCTCCGCAGGCGCGTTTGTCGTCAACGGCGGCGCTCTTGGAACGCCATCAAGCGGCACTCTCACCAGCGTCACTGGGCTGCCTTTGACCACAGGCGTCACCGGCATTCTCCCAACAGCAAATGGTGGCACTGGCGCGTCTGTGTCGCCAACGACTGCGGGCAATACGATATTTACTACTGATGGAACGAATTGGTCATCGACGCAAAAGATCGTGCGCGGCACATCTATTACGACAACGACAACCTCGTTCACTGGTCTTACAGTTGGAATTAGCACAACGCTAACCGCATCTGTTGTGACAGGCACGATTCAGGTCGGGCAAGTAATCGCCGGGACGAACATTGCTGCTGGCACTGTAATTACGGCCCTTGGCACTGGCACTGGCGGCGCTGGAACTTATACAATCAGCCCTGCATCAACCGGCACAGTCAGCGGGACAATTACTGTCGTTGGCGTTGAATTTCAAAGCATCCCGTCTTGGGCAAAGCGCGTCACAGTCATGTTTAGTGGCGTCAGCACATCTGGAACTTCTTTGATGATTATTCAAATTGGTGCTGGCTCAATTCAAACAACTAGTTATGTTAGCCTCATTGGTTTTGCGGGGACAACGGGCAGCGGTGGCGGAACATCAACAATAGGCTTCGCTATTGATACCGGAACCCCAACTGCTGCGTCTCTCCGTTACGGAACTTGCGTTATAACGCTTCTTGATGCCGCAACGGGGCTTTGGGTTGCGACTTCCACCACAGGCCATCAACTCAGCACTGCTTATTACTCGATGACGATGGGCGGATCTAAAACTCTATCCGGTACTCTTGATCGCGTCAGAATCACTACCGTCAATGGGACAGATACTTTCGACGCTGGTTCCCTAAACATCCTGTATGAATGAGGGATAACAGATGACCATCTCTCGCAACGTATCAATCATGGCGCAGGGTGCTGGCACCACTGGCATCCTTAGCGCGCCCTACGGTGGGTCGCCCGTATGGCAGTCCGTCCAAACAAGCAGCTTTGCTGCTGCCACTGGCAATGCTTATCCGGTAAATACGACTTCTGGCGCGGTCACGGTGACGCTACCTGCAAGCCCAACTGCTGGGCAAGCTATTCAACTTTCGGACTATGCGGGGACATGGCAGACCAATAACGTCACCATCTCCCCAAACGGCAACAAAATAAATAGCAGCACAAGCTCTTTCATCGCATCAGCGAAGAGGGGAAGCCTTGCTCTTGTGTACATTGACTCCACCCAAGGCTGGCTCGTCTACTCAGTTGTAAACGTCTCTAATCCGGCGGCATACAGCGCGTCATATCTTGTTGTCGGCGGCGGCGCTGGTGGTGGTGCGGGCGGTGGTGGCGGCGGCGCAGGCGGTCTCTTGTCTGGGACTGTAAACTTGTCTCCCGGCACTGTTTACTTTGCAACTGTCGGGGCTGGCGGCGCGAGGGCACCGCAGGCAACAAATACAACCAGTATTCAAGGCGGTGATGGGAACATCTCCAGCATAACGCCTGTGGGGAATCTTGCTCTTGGCGGCGGCGGTGGTGGATCAGTCAACACCTCAATAACAGCGTTCAATAATGGCCGCGCCGGTGGCTCTGGCGGCGGTGGCTCGGTTTCTGGAATTTCGGGTACGGGTGGCGCTGGCGCATCCGGCCAAGGTTTTGCTGGCGGGGCTAATGCGCCAACAAGCCCAGCATTCGGTGGCGGCGGCGGCGGTGGATCGTCTGCTGTTGGTGGCGCTGGGTCCAGCAGCACGGGCGGCGGTGCGGGCGGCGCGGGTACAGCGTCATCAATCACGGGTGCGTCTGTTACCTACGCAGGCGGCGGCGGCGGCGGCACCTATACATCAGGCGCAGCGGGTTCTGGCGGATCAGGGGGCGGCGGTGCGGGCGGCGCTAACGCCGTTGCCGGTACGGATGGAACGGCAAACACTGGAGGGGGCGGCGGTGGTGGTGGGCAGAGCACTACTGCCGCCACTGTTGGCGGTAATGGGGGGTCTGGGATTGTTATCTTGTCAGTCGCAACTGCGAGTTACAGCGGCATCTATTCCGGCAGCCCCACCATAACAACCAGCGGCAGCAACACCATCCTTAAGTTTGTCAGCAGCGGGACTTATATGGCATGACCCACTTTGCCAAGATTCTGGATAACAAAGTCGTCCAAGTTATCGTCGCAGAGCCTGAGTTCTTCGATACTTTCGTGGACTCGTCTCCCGGCCAGTGGCTTCAAACCAGCTACAACACCCGTGGCGGGGTCCACTATGGCGAAGACGGGGAGCCCGATGGCGGCGTTGCCCTGCGTGGCAATTACGCTGGCGTGGGTTACACCTACGACCCACAGAACGATGTATTCTATGCCCCGCAGCCGGGGCCTGAGTGGGTACTCAACACCAGCACATGGCTGTGGGAAGCACCCGAGAATTTGTGACCAGACAAAAAACCCCATATGATGGGTCGCACACCTGTTAACTAGAGGAGCTAACCTATCGTGGCATTTGGGGGTGGAATAGGAACAGCTCCAATTGGAAGTTTTCCCATCAGTGGAAGCATTGGTGGGACATCCTACGTTCTTGTTGCTGACTCTGGAGTTTACATACAGGTTGGTCAAAACGCTTTAGTCTATCGTGGGTTCACTCTATCAGTTATTTCTGGGACTTATGCCTACGCTGGCATTGATACGGCGCTTACAGCTAGTAGGCGCATTACTACTAATGCTGCTACTTACTCCTACACAGGTTCCCCTGCGCTTCTTTCTGTTGGGCGAAAAGTATTTGCCGCATCTGCTACGTATAGCTACGTAGGAAGTGATGTAGCACTTATAGCTAGTAGGCGCATCCCTATAGATGCCGCTACTTACTCCTATGTAGGTGCTCCCGCGTTCCTTTCTGTTGGGCGGAAAGTATCTGCTGCTTCAGCTTCGTATAGTTACGCAGGTTCTAATGTAATATTTATATCTAGCAGGAACCGTCAATTTGTTGTTGACGCTGGATCGTATTCACTAGTAGGAAGTGCTGCAAATTTACAGAGATTATACTTACTTACAGCAGAAAAAGGCGGGTATTCAGTATCTGGTTCTCCTTCTACTATTTACGCCAATAGAAAATTTTATGTATCAAATACAAATTATAGTTACGTCGGTAAACCAGTATCTATTAAACCATCCAGAAACATACCGGCTGATGGAACGAACTATACGACTATTGGGTTACCAGCTAGTATTATAAGGCACGCTCAACTTCCCATTGAGACTGTTGCTTATGGTGTTGCAGGGATACCAGCTAGATTGTTCCTATCCCAGTTCTTCACTGGAGACATGGAATATATCTATGTTGCTCAAGAACTTAACACCATAACAATACCAAAGACGCCAGAGTACGACCCATACGAGGTATTTGTTGCACAAGAGCAGCATACAATGACCATCTCTGAGCCTGCCGACCGAAACGCCACCTATCGAAAGACAATGGCAGTAGCGCCGGAGTGGCAGATAATGTATGTTCCTTCAAAAGACTTCACAGCCGAAGACCCCGTTCATACGGACCTTCAGACCCAACCTAGACAGAGGGCACTCGTATGAGACTAGGAAGCTTTGTAAAGACACCCATCGAGCGTAAACGATACGCTATTGACTACTCAGAGTGGCTGGATACGGGCGAGACATTATCGACCGTTGTCTATACCATCCCAGTCGTCACGACCCCGCCTTTAGCGGTCGACGCTACTTCTATAGGTAGTGCAAACACCGTTGCCGTGTTCTTTATCAACGGCGGACTCAATGGTCGCCAATACACCGTTGAGGTTGTAGCAACCACTTCTGGCGGGCAGATCAAGGAAGACACAATCCTTTTCACCGTGCGGGACGTGTGATGGATACTCAAATGCTTATTAACCTTGCCCTTGGGTCATTGCTTGCCTTAGTCGGGTGGCTTGCCCGACAACTCTGGGAAGCAGTTGAAAGGTTAAAGTCTGACATCCACGAACTTGAAGTTGAACTTCCAAGCCGCTATGTCCGGCGCGAGGAGTTCTCAGAAGGGATCAGGGAGATCAAAGACCTTTGCAGGCAGATATTTGACAAAGTGGATAGCCTTGAGAAACGGAAGGCTGACAAATGAGCACCACGGAAGAGAAACAGGAGAAGTTCGCTATTGAGATGGCGGCAAGCGCCAGCAAGGGCGCGTTGGTCGAGAAAATCACCTTTGCCGGTATCCCCATCCTGTTCTCCTGCGTAGTCTATTTGATGAGTGCGCTTTCCTCCGCCAACAATGAGATCATTCAACTAAAGTCCAAGGTTGCGGTGGTTGTAAACGCTGACAACAAGGCCATACCGCCCCAAGGCACGACCATCGACATGGCGCAGATCCGCGAAAACCTAAGCGATCAAATCTCCAAGGTTGAGAAAGAGAGTGCCCTGGCCCGCGCTGCTATGACCTTGGACCGTGAGCGGTCGATGGCGGCGGTTGATAAGTCCCGGCTCGACATGGCGGCGGATGCTGCGCAAGCCCGAGCAGCTATCCGCTTTGATATGATGAAGCTGGTGGCGGAACTCGACAAGCGCCTCACCCTTCTGGAGAGGGGAAAGTAGATGGACCCAATCCTTCTGCTGGCCGCTGCCAAGGTTAGCTTCGAGGCCCTGAAGTCAGGCATTGCAGTGGGCAAGGAACTGCAATCCATGGCCAAGGATCTTGGCTCCTTGTTCGACAGCGTGGCTGCTATCACCCGTGTCGCTGCCGACCCCAAGGGCAGTTTGATGGCGGGCAAATCAGCCCAGCAGATTGCCATGGAGGCATATGCCGCCAAGGCCGAAGCCGACTCTATGATGGAGGAGTTGAAGAACCACTTCATCGGAGAATTTGGAATTGCTGCATGGGATCAAGTACTTGCGGCTACCACGCAGATTAAAAAAGAAATGAAGGTAGCGGCTCTTGAGGCTCAGAAGGAGCAGGAAGAGCTTATGCAGGCCGTAATGACATGGGGGTCAGTGTTCCTTGCGATTGTTATGGTTGCTGTTTGCATTGTCCTTCTCATCCTTAGTTTTGCCACTCGATAGGAGTTACGCCATGCACATGAGTCAAGGTGGGTTGGATAACCTACTCAAGAAGTTTGAGGGCTGTAAGCTGAAGGCGTACCGTTGCCCAGCTAATGTTTGCACCATCGGCTACGGCCACACCTCAGCCGCTGGCGCTCCCGAGGTTACAGATGGTCTGACCATCACACAGGCACGCGCTGAGGAGATACTGAAGGTTGATATACTAAAGTATGAGAGGGCCGTCGAGAATTTGGTTAAGGTTGAACTAACTCAGAACCAATTCGACGTTCTTGTTGATTTTGCTTACAACGCTGGTGTTGGTAGCCTGAAGTCGTCTACCCTACTTAAGAAGGTAAACGCTCGTAAGCTCGATGACGTTCCAGCAGAGCTGATGAAGTGGACCAAGGGCGGTGGAAAAGTTCTTCCCGGACTGGTGCGTAGGCGTCAAGCAGCGGTTGTGTGGTGGAATGCAGATGAAGATCAACCGGATGACCATCAAGACCACCGTGCAGAACCTGATGCTCCACCGCAAAGAACTATGGCGGACAGTAAGCAAGGTAACGCGGCGGCACTTACGGCTGGCCTCGGAATTTTGGGTGGAGCTAAGGAGATCGCTGCGCAGGCGCAGGAAGCGTCTGACGTGGCAAATCAGTTCTCTGGCCTACTCAGCAACCCAAACTTCCTTACGATGGTGGCTATCGTTGGGCTTGGTGGTGCCATCTGGTTTTGGCGCAAAAAGAACATGGAGGAGCATGGTGTTTAGTCTTCTGCTCACACCATTTGGTCGCGCCGCCGCCATTGTCTTTGTTCTCACGCTAGTATTTGGCGGACTTTATGTTAAGATTAGGTCTGACGCGATTGCCGAGGTTCAGGCTAAGGCGACGGCTGATGCTCTAGGGAGAGTTCAGGATGCGGTTAGGGCTGGCGATAGCGTTGACACTTCTTCTAGCGGGTTGCTCAAGAATGACGGGCACCGCCGAGACTAACCTTTCTGCGTGTACGGTTTGGAGGGACATCTCTTGGTCTACCAAAGATAGCCCTCAGACAATAACGGAAGTAAAAGTTAACAATGCCCGTAGAGAGGGTTTCTGTAGAGGAGAACGGTAATGGCTAAAGGTAAGATGCCTTTCGGCGGCAAGATGGCGACCCCCTTCGGCGGTAAGGAGAAGGGTAAAGAAGAGAAGATGGAAAAGAAGATGGGCAAGAAAGCCTATATGGCTGGAGAAGCCAAGGAAAAGAAGATGGGCGTCACCAAGATGGGCGCTTATAAGTCCGGCGGAATGGTTAAAGGCCGGAAGGGCTGCTAATGGCCAAGAACTGGATCAAAGACGCTATCGGTAAACCCGGTCAACTCCACAAGGATCTTGGCGTCCCGAAGGGTCAGAAGATCCCCAAAGCGCAGCTCACTACTGCGGCAAAGAAACCCGGCAAGGTGGGCCAACGCGCTCGCCTCGCCATTACTCTTGGCAAGATGCGTAAGGGCAAATAGCATGGCTAAGTCCCCAGCATGGCAACGCAAGGAGGGCAAGAACCCTGAGGGTGGCCTAAATGCAAAAGGCCGTGCTGCGTACAACAAGGCTAACCCCGGTAAGCCCGGCCTCAAGGCTCCTCAGCCAGAAGGTGGTTCTCGTCGTGATAGCTTTTGTGCGAGGATGAAGGGTATGAAGAAAAAACTTACTTCTGAAAAGACAGCGAGTGATCCAAACTCTCGGATCAACAAATCTCTCCGGGCGTGGAACTGCTAGAATGGCCAAGCGCGACCCGCTCACTTTCCCCAAGCCACGGTCTTCATTTAGCACGATGGTGAGTGCGCTAAAAGAAAGCACCAAGAAACCATACATTGGTGTTACACAAGGCGGCTCAAGCCGGAAGTTCTCAGGTGCGAAACCTGCTGCAACAACTGGCGAGAGACGTACCCAACGAAGTAAGTAGGAGATGAATATGGCTCGCAAACCAGCTACCATTATGGAAGACACTCAGTCCACGGAAGTCGTGGTGCAGGAGCAAGTCGTCGAGGAAGTGCGTACCCCGTCCGCTCAGACATTGGCTGAGATGGAAGCTGGACGTGCTGCTCTGGCTGCCCGCGCCGCTAGTGAAAAAGCTGAGTAAAAAATATGGTCGCAATCAAGCTCAACGCATTTGGTGGAACTATCCCAACAACTGATGATCGGTTGCTGCCGGATAACATGGCTGCATCTGCGTCAAATGCTTGGCTGCACTCTGGATTACTTGAAGGTTATCGTTCTGAAAAACTACTGCATACATGCGTTTCGGCAGCGACGAAGCGCGTGTATCGCATACCAAAGAACTATGTTGACCAAGAACATATGATCGATAGCTACTGGCTTGAGTTTCCGTACAAGAATGTAGATATTATCCATACCCCTACTGCTAATGATAGCTACGAACGATATTATTGGGCTGGGGATGAGACTGTTCCAAAATACAATACGTTTGCGCGCATCGCTGCCGGAAGCTCAGCGTTTATCCTCGGCGTCCCTGCTCCTTCTGTAGCACCGGGTGTGACACATACTGGCGGAACTGGGTCTACGGTTAGTCGTTCCTACGTCTATACTTGGGTGACGGCATATGGCGAAGAAGGCCCTCCAAGCCCGCCGACTGTCTATTCCGCACATATTAACGCATCGTGGAACATCGTGCTGACGGCACCAACGGGTGCTGATACGACAAACCGTAACCTCACAAAGGTTCGCATCTACCGGACCATCACATCATCTGCCGGTGTAGCCACGTACTTTCTTGTTACTGAACAGGATATTACGGACACTACGTACTCAGATACGCAGTTGGACTCCGCCATCTCCGGTAATGGTCAGCTTGAGAGTACTACTTGGACTGCACCACCTTCTGATATGAAGGGCATGGCGTCGATGGCCAACGGTATGGTTATCGGCTTTCGAGATAACGAAATCTTGTATGCAGAGCCGTATCGGCCCCATGCGTGGCCGGTCATGTACTCCCTCTCGGTTGACTTCGAGATCGTTGGTATCGGAGTGATTGGGCAGACGGCTGTCATCTGCACACAGGCGGCTACCTATGCTGCTACTGGTATCAACCCATCTAGCGTTACGCTCTCTAAGATTTCCACGAGAGATGCTTGCCTATCTCGTGGCGGAATTGTCTCTACGCCAGACGGCGTATTCTATCCCACATCGCGCGGCTTAGCACTTGCCGCTGCTGGTCAGGTAGTCAACGTAACTGAGAAATTATTTAGCAAAGATAACTGGTTGGATCAGTTCAATGTTCCGCAATTGCGCGCTGCTAGACTTGGATCGTCATATTATACTTTTGGATCAATATCTGTTGGGGCATTTCAAGAAGATACTTTCCAACCAACTGCGTTTGAGTTTAACGACTATACTGGGGCAACGACTGGTGGCGCTATAGAACCAACTGATGCTCGGCTCGCGTTCATGCCATTGAGCGTAGACTACCCAGTCATGAATATCTACAACGATCCATGGACCAACGAAGTTCTGGTGCTTCGTGATGGCAAGGTCTACTGGGTTGATGTTGCTGGTGATGAACTACGTAAGGAATATACATGGCGTTCAAAGCGGTTTCAGCCCACGCTTAAAAAGAACTTGGAAGCTATGAAGGTATATTTTGACAACCCTGAGGGGCTCACAAGCCTTGGGACAATCAAGATATATGCTGATGGTAGGCTTGCAGCAACAAAGACAATTCTAGCTTCTGGCCAGTTGATGCGTCTACCATCTGGGTTTAAGGCTGACTTCTGGCAGCTTGAAATTACCTCTCGGGTAAGCATCAGCTCTGTGCAAGTAGCTACTTCGGCGAAGGAACTTGCCGGTGTCTAGGGTTTTTCCGTCTATCCCTGATCCGCAATCTAGCATTGATAGCCTCTATGCAGTCGTGCGCGTGATGAAGCAGACTATTGAGTTATTGGCTGGACAGACTGGATCGGTCGCTGCCGCTAGGGTCTTTGTTCAGTCATCCACTCCATCCCCATTAGCCTCTGGCGATCTGTGGATTGACACTGCGCGTAATAACAAACTGTTAGCGTGGGATGGGATAGACTGGCGAGTGGTGACGGTCTGACGTATTTTAGCTTTATCAGTCATCAAGTTTAGTCTAGAGTTACAATTCAACGGTAGGTGCTGGGTCTGGAGGCGTTTCGTGCAGTATAAGATTAGCCTTGAGCGTGGCGATCTAAACTACGAAGAGCTTGAGCCACTGTACCGCCGTCACTATGCGGAAATGAAAGTCCGCCTAGAGAAAGATGGTTTTGTAGTTAGCGACTACAAACCAAGGCTGAACGTGTACTTTCCAGCATTTGAGGGCGGGTGGCTCCTTAATTTTGTAGCGCGTACTGAGTCAGGTGAAGCGGTTGGATACGCTAATGTCTATCTAACTAACGATATGCACAACGGTGATCTGATCGCTTCAGAAGACTTAATATACGTTTTACCAGAACATCGTAACGGACTAGGTATCAAAATCGTGAAGTTTGCGCTTGAAGAACTTCGTATGAGAAAAGTGAAGCGCGTTGACGTGAACCCGGTAACGGATCTTCGAGTTGCCAAGATATGGCGCAGGATGGGGTTTCGTGATGTCGCTGTCCGTATGACCTACGAGTTTAAGGAGAACTAAGATGTGCAGCTCGTCTCCTCCGCCTCCCCCGGATTACACTCCTATTGCTAACGCCTCGAAAGAGGCGGCTGAGATTTCTGCTGGAGTTGCCAAGGAGCAGCTTGCTTGGGCCAAGGAGCAGTATGCCAGCGATAAGGCGATTACCGATAAGGTTGTTAACAAGTTCCTTGAAATACAGGATACTAATGCAACGACTGCCGCTGCTGACCGTGCTCGTTACGAAAAGATTTATCAGCCGCTTGAAGATCAGCTTGCCAAGGAGGCGCAAGATTACGCATCTCCTGAACGTCTAGCTGCCGAGGAGGGTCGAGCACAGGCTACGGTTGCTCAGCAATTTGAGCAGGCTCGTGATGCTTCGCTCCGGCAGCTTGAGGGGTTTGGTGTCGACCCTACCAGTACTCGCGCCGCTGCGCTTGATATTGGTGTTCGTGCTCAGGAGGCCGCATCTAAAGCAGCGGCTGGTAATCAGGCGCGTCTAGCCGCAGAGAATACGGGTCGGGCTCTTCGCTCTGAGTCCATTAACGTCGGTAAGGGTTATCCCGCTCAGATTGCTGGACAGTATGGTACAGCCGTTCAGGGAGGTGCCGGTGCTGAGAATGCAGCACTAGCCCAGACTGCTTCTGGCGCTCAGACTATGGGTACTGGTGCCCAGTACATGGGGCTCCAAAATCAATCCCTTAGTGCTTGGTCCGGTGCACTGACAGGGCAAAGTAATGCCAACATGGCTGGGTATCAGAACAATAGCGGGATGTGGGGCACGGCGCTTGGTCTTGCTGGCAGTGCAGCCATTAAGTTCTTGGCCGATGGTGGCATGGCTGACAATATGACCACCGGAGGGGATGTACCTACTGATGCTTCCCCTACTGGAGGAGGGGCCATTGATGACGTGCCTGCACGCCTCACGGCTGGTGAGTTTGTTGTGCCCAAGGACGTAGCATCTTGGAAGGGCGAGGAGTATTTTCAGAAGCTCATTGACCAGTCCCGCAAGGCCAAAGAGGGAGCATCAGCTCAACCTGCGGTTGGTTACGCCCCTGCACAGAACCCCACATTCGTCTCGCGCCCCTCTGGCGCCCTACCGCTGAGGTAAACTATGGCTTACGCTCCTCGTCGCCGCCAAAGCGGTCTTGGTAAGGAAGTTCAAGCATTCAGCACTGCGTTTGCGCAGGGTATGAAGCTGTTTTCGGATGATGACCGTGGTGGCCGGGGGCGTTCTCGCGACCCCTATTCTGATGAGAACATCGCAAAGCGCGACGAGCGCCTTGGTAGCACGAGCGCGCTCGGTAAGTTCTTTGGTATGGGAGAAGGCCAGCTCACTGGGTTTGATCGTGGCCGCGCTGCTATCGAAGAAAAGATGCGCATTGCTGCTGAGCGTGGGGATGCTAGTACGTATGAAAAGTATGCCAAGGAGCGTGTCCTCCTAGAGCAGCAGGCAAAAAATCCGGCGGTTGGAGAGACATACAAACAACCCCCACTAGAGAACCGTTCCATTCCACCATCCGAGACAGATGCTTCCATGCCACCGCCTCGTCTCGGACCCGGCGCGGCTCTGGATGTTCGCGGTCAGGATACCGTCGCATCTGGTGGTGGCGAGAACGATCTCGTTACTTACAACGATCCGACTGGTGGCAGTGCGGACTGGAGCAATATGTTCTCTGGAGAGAGTAGCATCTTCTCCGCCCGTGGCGGCATGGTGCCGATGCTACACGCAGCGCGTGGTATGTCCGTGCCGTCTCGTACTGGTGACACTTACCAGTATGGGTATGTTGAAGACCCCAACGATGAGGGGTTTGGGGCGGTTCAAGGGCCTGAAAATGCCCCACGCGCCCCTGCTGACGGCCCCGCTATTGAAGACGATGAGCGTGGAGACCGTACCGCAAACCTTGGACTTTCAAGAGACCCAGAAGAGCTTGCTTCCGCTGCGGCTCCCGCCATTGCCGCCGGTATGGAGCGCATTCAAGCGGAGCTTAAACCTGCTGGTGCAATCTCTGCCCAAGACCCCGCCTACCAAGAGAAACTTCAGAAGTTTGCTCGTGGTGAGGGCCGCATGAGCGACGAAGAAATCCGCCAGATGGACGCGACTATTGATCCAGACGGCACGATGTCTCCCGGCTCCCGCTCTGCTGCTCGCGTTGCCGCCATCTACAAATTCTATCAAGATAAGGGTGATCCGCAGACCGCGCAGGATATGGCTGCGCGTATCGTTCTTTACGATAAGTTTGCGTCTCAGACCCGTGGTGCAATGGCGCTTCAGGCGTTCAAGGACGGTGACACCGAGAGCGGCGTGAAGCTGCTTGAAGACGCCTACAACAACAACATGCCGGACGGTAAGACCCTCAAGACAAAAATCAACAACGACGGTACTGTTGACTTTCAAATTGGCTGGGACAAGCTGACCGGGTTCAAGACCTCTCAGGAGGGCAAGGCGACCCAGCAGGATCTAATTCAGCTCGCCTCCAATACCGCGACAGGTACGGAGCAGATGCAGCGGTTCATGCAGGCTGCCGGATCTTCTAAAAGCGGTGGTAGGAAGGCTGCTGCTGGCGCGGCGGCTCCCGATAGCAAACCCCTACAATCAGCTATCGATACGTACCGTAAAGCAGAGAGTGCTCTAAACGCACTACCGGCTGACGCATCTCCAGAAGAGCGCAAGAAAGCGTTTGACGAAGCGCAGTCGGCATATGATGCAGCGCGTAATGCTGTTCCGGTTGGTAAGGGTAAGGGCGTCCCTTCGCAAATCTGGGCGCTGACCAATGCTGGCGTAAAGCCCCCTAATGTTCCCGGCGCTGTTCCCGCTCGCGCAGGTGGTGCTACTGGTGGAACAAAAGAGGAGCGGGCCGAAGCGGCTGAACAAGCGCAGTTAAGGGGACTTAGGGAGCAGGCGGCGCTTTACCCTGAAACCACTCCAACTGAGTTTCCTGATGACCGCGTGAACGCTCTGAGGCGGGATGCACAATCCAACCTCGCAGAGATGGGCGTAGGGCGCGCTGCTCAAAACAAGAAAAGTGCGGCTCTTGAGCCCGATGCACGCGCTAAGCCTTTGATTGATGCGCTGATTGGTGAGACGCAGGATGATGCAAACGGGAATCCTGTAATTGATCCCAAAACAAAGCAACCCATCCGCACGGGCGGGTTGCTGAACGAGGAGATCATTACTAAGAGCGGTAAGACCGATGAAGCTTCTAAGCCCCGCCCAATGAGCAGGTCAGAGCAATTTGCCCTAACAGATATCTTTGCGCGCATTGCCCCCGCTAATAATCAAGTCTCTAACCGGACGCTTGCAGAAACTGTTTACAGAATGGCGTTTGAGCGCAACGGGCCAAGGCCGCAGGTAGACCCTCGTGATGGGGCCGTAATTTTTGATGGTCGCAAAGTGTTCATCGACAAGCAGTCGATGACCGAAATCGCGGCGCTTCGCCAAGCTGAAATTGGGCGCACAGCCGGGATGGATACTAAAAAAGTTCGCGCCGAGGGAGTTAAGACACTTGCGTCGGAAGCTGAAGATAAGCGCGTTGCCGAAGAAGAAGCCAAGAAGAAAAAAAGTTTGCAAGCTCTTCCGGGCGCAAGCGCGGCGCAAGATCGGCTTAGGGCTCTGGAGCAGTTTCAGCTCAACTATGATAGATTTTTTGGTGGGAGTGCCCGTTAATGGATGACGAACGCAAGCCCCTTCTCTATGGCGACCTCGACCCAGATAACCGCCGCGAAGCCACACCGGAAGACCGTGAGGCCGACTGGAGTGACTATTACCTTATTGGTAAATCAACCATTCAGGGCGCGGTAAAAAGCTTCGGTGCGGGTGCTCTTGAGTACGCAGGGGATAAGTTTGGCAATCAGGATTTGGCCGAGAGCGGAGCTGCTATTCGCCGTGATTGGGGTAAAGCTCAAGAGGACACATTGTCTGGCCTTACGCCAGCGATGCAGAAATCTCTCAATGCAAAACTCTTCCCCGGTGAAGGCGAGACCAGTTACTATGAGGCAGGGCTGGGCCGGACGCTTGCCGGAAAGACTTTTGGCGGAGCGGTCTCTCTGGTGCCGTATGTAATTGGCTCTACGTTAGCAGCTTATGGTGCGACTGCGCTTGGTGCTACCACTGCGGTATCGGCTCTTGTCGGCGCGGGCACCGCTCGCGTTATGGCTGGCGTCCAACAGACGGGAGATGTTGCCTCCAAAATATATGAGTTCATCGATAAGCAGACAGACGAACAACTTCAGGGTGATAGCGAAGCCTATAAGGACTATCGCGAACTCTATGACGAGAAGGAAGCTCGTCGGCGTTATATGGCTGATGTCACCGGCTTGATGCCAGCGTTTGCAGGCGTTCTGTCAGCCGCTATGGGTGGCGCGGAAGCCAAGGTGGGCGCTCGTCTTGGCGGCGCAAAGCCTGTTGGTTGGCGAGAAGGGGCGATTGGAACTGGTAAGGCCGAAGGTAAACAGGAGGCTGGTGAGGGCTTCACTAGCGAAGCTGGGTCACAGTACCAACTTCTCACCTCCGGCCTGATGAAGCAGGCTGACTGGCGAAAGATCGTTAATGAGACGCTTGAAAGCGGTTTGATCGGTAGCATTGTTGGCGGCGCTACAGGTGCAGCGTCCAACATTGGTGGGCGAACTGAACCAGTAGCACCCGCTGCCGGTACTCTGACAAGCACAAGCGACCCAGACGCTATCAAGCGCATCATGGAAGCCGAGCAGGCTCCTGAGACTGAGTCTCAAGGCGTAGTTCCGCCCAATGGTGCTGGAACGGGAACTGCTCCCAAACCTGCTGAAGGCAATAATATTGGTGACCCAAACGCGGCACCTAGTGGCTCCGAGACGCAATACCCCAAGGGTAAAGCTGCTCCATTCACCATCGATACGGTTCGCAGCCGCCTTAAGGCCAAGGGGGTAGAGTTCCCCGAAGATCGCCTTCAGGAGATTGAGGGCCGCATCTCCGAAATTCGCAAGATGAAGGCTGGCAAGCGTGGCGCTGAATACGGCGCGCTCTTGAAGAGCCTCTACCCCGCCGAGACAACTGTAGCTACGCAGACCATCGCTCCGGGCCTTCAAGTCGGAGAAGGTATAGACCCGGCTCAACTTGCGGCTGTGCAAGCCTCCAATCCCGTTCAGTCAGTCGCTGCTGAAGCCGTTCCTCAACCGTCTGTGATGGCTCCGGCCACACCTCCGCCCGTTGCCACTGCATATGAAAATCTGACGACTCCTCAGGCTCCCGCTCCAGCACCGCCTGCTCCCGCGCAGGCTTCCGCATCGATACCCGCTCCGGTCGCTGCCGCAGTGCAGAAGCAGACTGCTGCTCCCGCCCAATCTGAAGTACAGCCGATTAGCGATAACTCGGGCGGATGGAACTATATCAAGTTTGGCAATGCTCAGGTCGAACTTCAGAAAGATGGTATTGGTTGGAAGCCCGCTGACGGGCAGTCCACGATCTTCTACGCCACAGGTAAAGGCCCCGGTACTCGCCGTCGTGGCGAGGCTCATCTTTCTGGCATGGCCAAAGCCGGTGTACCGGCAGAGATAATGCCAATCTTCACTGACTACGCCAACGGCAAGATTGGCAAAGATCAGGTTCTCGAACAACTGCGTGGCCTTGAGGCGAAGGTCAAACAGAGGCAGGTTGCCGTTTCTAAGGCTCCTGTCGATACCGGGACAAACTTGCAACAGCCATCCGCTGATCTTCTTGCAGAGCAGGAGGAGCTTATCAGCGGCCAGCGCGCCGTGCAGATGTTCCCCACGAATACGACGCCGCTCAAACTCCCCAAGGGCATGAAGAAGTCAAAGACTTCGCGTGGCGTCTTTCACTACAACCCTGACGCAATGCTTCCTGATGGCCGCAAGGTAACAGAAGGGTTAATCCAGCGCCTGTCGGCTATGGGTAAAGAGAACGAACTGCTGGGGTTGGGTGATCGCACCAAGCAAGAAGTTGCAGCCGCAGCCCCGGCTGAGGGCGGTGTCACAACGGTAAATGAAGTCACTCCCGCAGGTGAGACTGTTAAGTCTGTCGCCGCTACAGTGGCTGATGCTGATCGTCAGGCACAGATGCTGAGCGAGAATGCTGCACCTGAGAATAAGGTTGAGGTTAAACCAACAGAACAAGCTCTGGGTCCGCGCGTCCTTCGTGACGTGAGCGAAGCCGGTCAGGCTGCTGACGCTGCACAGGCAGAAGCCGACGCTGCCGCCGCTGCTCGCGTGGCGGAAGAGCAGAAGGCAATACGGGCAAAAGCCGCTTCAGAAGTTCGTTCCGAAACCGTCGAAGGTAAAGTCGGCACTGAGGCGATGCTGACGAAGGATCAGCAACGTGCCGCCAGAGTTGTCGAAGACGAAAAAGTTGCCGCAGAAGTTGTGGCTGGAAATGCGCCAACTGAAGCAGAAGCTGGCCTCAATAGTAAAAATGGTGGCGAACGCCAATCCGCCATGCAGGCTATGTATACCCGCCTTCAGAACATGGTTAAGGCTGCCGAGCAGCGTGGGGTAAAGATACCTGAACGCATCCGTAAGCAGGCTGATGATCTTGTTCTTCTGGCCCGCGCTAAGAAGTTCCTAGATGCACGCGCTCCCGCCGCTGCAAAAGGTGGCCTTGGTACAGTTAAACCATATCAGGATTTCGTGGCCGCAGAGATGGCGCTGCGCGGTGGTCGTGAGGCTGCCGCTGCTGAACGCTCTCGCGCCAAGGCTGAGATGGAAACCGCCGCAGCTAAGTTTGCCCCTGCGGAAGAAGAGAAAGCGGCTACTAGCGAAGAGAGCGGTATGCTCTCTCA